GTTGACGACCAGCTGCCCGCCCTGCCATTCGAGGACGCCGGCGTTCTCCTTCGCCGCCTTCGTCGCAGCGTCGATCGACGCCTCGAACCCGATCATCCCGTCGAGGCTCTGCCGGTTCACATCGTTCAGCGCCTGGATCGACTGGCGCAGCCCGTCAGCGCTGGCCTTCTGCGCGTCCAGCTTCTGCTGGACCGCCGACGCCTGCTCACCGAACAGCCCCATCGACTGGGCGGCGAGCTCCTGCTCCAGAGCCTGCGCAGCGAGCGCGTCCTTGTAGGAGGTGAGCTTGTCGCGCAGCCCGTCAGTGCTGTAGCCCTGCTCCTCCAGTTTGGAGATGGTGTTCTCCAACGCGGCGGCCGCAAGGTCCGCGTTGCCGCCCGAGACCAGCGATGCGAGGGCCTCGTCGAACGCGGCGACGTCTTCCTTGGCGTCCTTCACCGGCGTCGAGTCCATGCCGAAAAAGCCGACGATGGACTGCTGGAACTGGTCCAGTCCCTCCGGGTCGATGACCCGCTGGAATGCCAGCCCCAGGTCGTCGAGGTCCTTGCCGTAGAACCGGAGTGCCTCGCCGGACACCCTGCCCGACTGGCCCAGCTCCATGAGCGACGACGCCAGCTTGTCGACGTCCGGCTGCGGCTTACGACTGCCGGCCGACAGCTGGTCCAGCGTGATGAGAAGCAGCCCGATCCCTGTGCCAGCCATCGCGAGCTTCGCGGTCCTGGACAGGGAGCCGATCGCCGCTGTGGTCCCGGCCAGCGCGCCGGGTGCGCCGGCGGCCGCGGCACGCATCGCGCCGATCTGCACGCCCAGCGCGGCCAGTCCTGCCTGGGCAGCGCTGGCCCCGGCCGCCGCGAGTTTCACGGCCTTGATGGCGATGGCCAGCTGCAGGACCGTGGCGATCGCATCCGGCGGCACGGCTGACACGATCCCCGACAGGACGTTGATGACGTCGAGCATGCCGACCCCGACGCCGGACCCGGCCTCCAACACGTTGAGCAGTGCGTCGGCCACGTGCTCCAGCGTGTCCCATACGACGGGGCCCGCCTGCTGGGCATAGTCCCACCACTGCTGGAGTTGGCCGCCGTCGTACTGGCCCGATTCCAGCTTGGCGAGGAAGATCGTCAACCGGTCGATGCCGTTGTCGAGGGTCTCGTTCGTGAACTGGGTGAACCGCTGGTTCAGCGCGTCGAACCCTGGCGTCGAGATGGCGCCGCCCACCAGTGTGATGAGCCGGTCGAACTGGCTGCTGGCTCCCTGGACCAGGCCGGTGGTCTGAGGCAGCAGTGCGTTGGCGACGGCGACGCCCTTGGTGAATGGGGCCATCACGTCACCGGCGAGGGAGTCGGACCACTCCTGGTAGTTGTCCTTCAGGAGGCCGACGGCGACCGCGGCCTCGCGCGTCGGCTGCGGCATCTTGGCCAGCTGCCGCTGGTATTCGACCTGAGCCTCGACCGCTTTCTTCGAGGTGGCGCCCGACTCGTCGACCGCTTCCTGATACTTCTTCTGCGCCTCTAGGGCCTCGCCGATCGCGGAGACCTGCGGGCCCAGGGCGAGCGCGTAGGCTCCGGCCGCCACGGTGACGGCGCCGAGCTGCCCTGCCAGCACGGCGGCCGAGGACGCCAGGCCAGCGGTCGCCGGGATCGCCGCCGGCAGGAGGCTGATGAGGTTGGCCTTAAGGGAGTCGCCCAGCTTCCTGGACTCGTCCGACAGCGTGGTCATGCTGCGCCGGACGGTCTGTGTCCGGTCGTCGACCAGGGCCTGCGCGTCGGCCAGCGTCAGAAAGCGGCCGTTCAGGTCGCGCAGCCTGCCGTCGGAGTCCGCCGTGATACCGGCCAGCCGGAGCCGGAGCCGGTCCGCGCTGTCGGCGGTGCCGTCCAGGACGCGGGACAGTTCGTCGCGGCCGGCCAGTGTGAAGGTCAGGCGCTCAGCCACCGGTCACCTCCTACCGTGTAGCGACGTGGTGCCGCACCCAGGCGACCGCTGACTGCAGCTCCTCGGGGGAGAGCAGGCTGATCTCCCAGGGCCGGATGTGCAGGTAGTGCGCGAGCAGCCACCGGTACTCGCTGATCAGTCCGCGGATTCCTTCTCGCGGCGCGTCAAGTGGCCTTTTCCCAGGTCGTCGAGGCAGCGGTCGACGTCGGCCGGGTCGTCGGCCAGCTTCCGCAGGTGCGGCGCCACCGCGTCGATCATGCTGTCCTCGTTCTTGCTGAGGGCCTCGGTCATGATGTTGGTCAGCGCGTCGCCGATCTCGTCCCGGGTGAGTCGTGCCCTGAGGCGGCGTCGCCAGCCGGGCACGTCGAAGTCGGCGAACTTCAGCCCAGGGTTGTCGCGCCGGCGGACCGCCCACACGATCGCGCGCAGCGCGGTGGGGTCCTGCGCCTGCAGCCGCGCCTCGATGGCCCGCCACGGGACATCGTCCATGGCCTCCTCGATGGCGGCGGCCTCAAGCGCCGACAGCGCGTCGGTGTCCAGCCGCTCGACCGCGCCGTCGTCCTGCGTGTACGTGATGATCACGTGGGTGTCTCGCTCTCACTCGAGGTCCCGGCGGACATCGCCCAGGACGCGTTCGATCTCGGCCCGCATCCGAGGGGTGCTGGCCTGGACGGTGCTGGACCACCAGCCGGTCGGGCGGGCCCATTGCGTCACCCAGCGGCGCCTGTTACCGAACACGGGGTGCCTGACCCTGCCGTTCTCGATGACCCAGGGCATGTTCTTGATGTCCGTGGGGAGCCGGGTCCGGTCGATCCACACACGGGCGCCCGGGTTGGCGCCGGCGCGGACGCTGATCCGTATGGCGCCGGCAATGGTGGCCCGTAGCGGGCGGGTGGTGGGTGTCGGGCCGCCCCTGGTGGTGCGGCCCGGGCCCGGCAGCTGCACCCCGCGGATGGACCGCTGCAGGTCGCGCTGCAGCGGCTCGGCGGCCCGCCTGACTCTTCGGCTGAAGTTCTGCCGCAGCCGGGGGCCGCCCGCTCTCCGCATCCGCCGGGAGAGGTCCACCAGTTGGCCGGTGCCCAGGATCTGTACTGAACTGGGCATGGCCGTCAGGGGGTTGCCGCGGCCGGGATGGTGACGTTCTCGGCGGGCTCGCTGGTGATGGAGAACTGGGCCATGATCTGGGCCGCGCTGTCCATCTCCCGCACCTTGGCCTGGCTGGTGACCTGCACCGGGAAGACGTCCATCGTCTGGGTCGGCACGTCGCCCTCGTCCATCCACACCACGAACCCGCGCTCCTCGCGCACCAGGAGCGACCTCACGTCGTCGCCGTCCTTCGACGCCCAGAACGTCAGCGAGCTGTCGGCGGCGGTGATCTCACCCGGCACCGTCGGCGTGAACCGCGAGCCGAGGGCGGCTGTCGGCACGGTGGCCGAAGAGGTCTGCCATCCGGACATCGCGCCGGTCTCGCCCTCCAGCGCCGTGCCCGCGTCCAGCTCCGCCCGCGTCGGGGAGTTCTTGTTAGCGATCGTCGGCACCCACAGCACGCGCGTGGTGCCGCGCCGGTAGTACCGCGTCGACGGGTTGATCGGAGTCGCCATGTCAGTTCTCTCCCTCGCTGCGCCGGCGGCGGCCCTTCGCCGCGGCCGTCTCCTCGCCCAGGACGGACTGGTCCGTCGCCGCGGCCGTCTCCATGACCGGGACGGCCTGGTCGTCCACGACCTTCCACCCCGACCGCTCGTAGTGCCTGATCGAGATCTCGGCGACCTCGATCTCCTGCTCGACACTGTCGTGCCGCATCTGCACGCTCACCGTGCGCTCCTCTCTACGTGAATCCGCGGCCGGCCACTGTCAGCAGCAGCAGCGCCTGGACGCCGTCGGCGTTCTGGTCCTGGGTCAGCTGGCTCGCCTCGATGGCGGCCTCCACCTCGAGCAGCCCGAGCGTCGGGTCGGCCTGCAGCCAGTCCTCCACCCGCGCGCCGATCTCGTACGCCCGCATGCGCGCGGCCCGGACGTCGGTGTCGCCCCGGGACGCGATCGCCGCCACGGTGATCTGCCACTGCTCCTCCCGCCGGCGGCCGAGCCCGGCCCAGCCGCCGAGGGTCTGCGCCGCCTGCATGTCGCCGGCGGGGTCGCCGTCAAATCCGACGATCAGCCAGTCTTCGGCGGCGTCCTCGGTCACCTCCGGGCCGTCCGCCACCCGCACGTCCTTCAGCGCGATGTCGGCCTCGCCGAGCGCGACCAGGCGGTCGATGACCTCGGGTACTCGCGATCCCATCTATGCCACCCCCGGGGGAAGTCGGTCTGGCTCCAGCAGCTGCAGCGCCCTGTTGGGCACGGCGTAGCCGATGCCGGGGATCGGCTCGGTGACCGCGTAGTCCTCGCCGCCTCCGGCCATGCCGCCGCGGCGGCCCGCCCGCTGAGTGCGCCACAGATGCTCGAGGATGATGCGGGCCCCGGCGGTGATGTTCTCCGCGATGACCGTCCGCCCGGCCCGGTAGGTGATGCGCAGCGGCCCGTACAGCCGCCCGCCGTCCGCGCGGATGATCAGGCCCGCGCCGCTGTCGAGGACCAGGCCGTCGACGTCGGGCGCGGTGCCGCCGGACCGCACGGGCGCGGCGGTAATGACCTCGAGGACTGGGGTGTGCAGCAGGACGAGCTCCCGCGCCACGGTGAAGCGGTGGTCCTCGGTGATCGTGCGGGGCACGATCGGGCCGGTGAAGTGCTCCACCGCGCGGGTCGTGGCGTTGTTCCAGAACCGCAGCTCGTCGTCGTCCTTCGTGCCCTTCAGGTTCAGGTGCTCGCGGGCGTCGGCCAGCGACAGGATCGCCGGGGGCGCCGCCTCCTGGACGTCGAACACGTCGGTGTACGCGGCCGCCGGCGACGTCCACACCCAGCGCACCGTGTGCCGGCCCGGGACCGTGGTCACGTGGTCGGCCTGGTAGACCCCGGCTGTGCCGGTCTCGGCGGTGGCCGGGGTGACGGCCGTCCCGTCCGGCAGGGTGACCGTCACGGTGGCCGTGGCCGCCGTGGTGAGGGTGCCGCCCGGGTCACGGCACTCCGCGGTCAGGCGCACCGTGGCGCCCAGATCGAACGGCACCGCTCACCCCTTTCTACTTGCTTCCGCCACGGCGGCCGCCGCCCCGTGCGGAGGGCGGCTTGCTGCGGCCGGACGCCGGCGGGGTCAGGTTCCGCTGCTCGCCGGGTTCGGCCGTCGCCGTCTCCACCTGCGGCTGCTGGGGCTGGCGCTGGGCGACGTGCTCCTCAACGGTCTCGAAGAGGTGCGCCCTGCCCTGCATGACGGGGTCGGTGTCCTCAACCAGGTCCCCGGCCCGCACCACGCGGGGCATGCCGTCGATGTAGGCCGTGAACGGCTGGGTGGCTCGCTTGATCGCCACGGTGCTGCCTCTCAGACCTGGTCGGCGGTGTCGCCGAGGCCGTGCGGGCCGGGCGACTTGGCGCCCTTGCGCTGGCCGACGTCCTCGCGGTCGCGGTCGGCACGCGCAGCGACGGCCTTCTCCTC